TGCACTTTGACGAAACAGATGCTCAGCAAGAAACTTTAACTGCTGGTTCTTCTATCTCATTTGTTTTATTACCAGAGGGTAATGATTCAGGAGATGCAAGTTACACAGGAACAGGAATTGTTACAGGTATGAGTATTAATAACTCAATGGACGCAATCGTTTCAAGAACTGTTACTTTTCAAGGAACTGGTGCATTAACTGTAGGTACTGTATAATCCTAATTTATGTCAGTTATTGATAGAGTTAAATCTCATTTTGAAACTCTTAAAACTATCACTATTGAAGTTGAGGAGTGGAAAGACGAGCATGGTAATGCTAGTATATTCTATTCAGAGCCATTAACCCTTGAAGAAAAAAACATTATCTTTAAGAAGTCTAACAACTTTCAAGATTTAACTATTCTTGTAGATTTGCTTATAATGAAGTTGCAAGTCAAAAACGATAAAGGCGAAATGATTAAAGCCTTTAGCCCAGAAGATAAATTTGCATTAAGAAAAAAAGCTGATTCTAATGTTATCTCAGAAATTGCGAATAAAATCCTTTTAGATATTAATTACGAGGACGCTGAAAAAAAGTAGATAGCGACCCTGATGTTAGGTCGCTTTTAGTTGTAGCAGAACGATTACATCTCACAATCCAACAAGTTCTTGATATGCCAGTTAGCCATTATAATCTTTGGTTAGCTTACTTGAAAAAAGAACAAGAACAGTATAAAACAAAACAATCACTAGCAGAAGCAAGGAAATTTAAGTAATGGCAAATCAAAAATTATTAATTGATATAATCGCAAATGATAAATCTAAACAACCCTTAAATGGTGTTCAAAAAAGTTTAGGAAGATTAAAACAATCTGTATTTAATTTAAGAAATGCTTTTATAGGTTTAGGTGCTGGTCTAGTTATTAGGAATTTAGTTAATACAGGAAAAGAAATTGAAAATTTAAGAGTAAGATTAAAATTCTTACTTAAAAATACTAATGAGGGTGCAAAGGCATTTGAGAATATGACCAAGTTTGCATCAAAAGTTCCATTCTCACTTGAAGAAATATCAAGAGGTTCAGGAATATTAGCAACTGTTACAGATAATGCTGATGATCTACAAAAAATGTTAGAAATAACTGGTAATGTTGCAGCAGTTACAGGATTAGATTTTCAAACATCAGCAGAACAAATACAAAGATCATTTAGTGCTGGTATAGGTGCAGCAGATTTATTTAGAGAAAAAGGTGTTAGAAATATGCTTGGCTTTAAAGCTGGTGCAACAGTTTCTATTGAAGATACAGTAAAAGCATTTGAAAAAGTATTTGGCAAAGGTGGGAGATTTGGAAAAGCAACTGATGAATTAGCAGAAACTTTTCAAGGTACTTTATCAATGATTGGAGATAAAGTATTTAACTTTAAAAAAGTTATATTAGAAGCTGGATTATTCGAAACTCTAAAAAAAGAATTTGGAAAATTAGATGTAGCATTAGCACAAAATGCTGAATTAATTGAAAAAATAGGAGTAGGAATAGGAACTACTTTAGCATTAGGAGTTGAAAAATTAGCCCAATCAATTAAACTAATTGCAGAGTATTCACATTTAGTAAAAGAAACATTTAAAATACTTATTTCATATAAACTTGCTAAACTGTTTTTAAATATAGGTAGAGCATTAATACCAGTTGTTTCTGGTATGTCAGCAATTGCTACTTTAACTGGCCCAGTTGGTATTGGTCTAGCTGCTGCTGCTGCTGCTGCTGGTACTGCTGCTTATCATCTTTTAGGAAAAGAATTAGATTCTATTGCAGAAAAAATTGAAGAAAACCATAAAAAATTTAAAGAATTAAAAAGAGTATTTACAGGTGGTGGTTTTGATGCTGCTCAATATATTAAAAAAGATTTGTTTGATATTGCAAAAGTAGAAGAAACTATTGCAAAAGCAAAAGCAAAAGAATTAAAATTACAAAACTTTTTATTAGAAGAAGCTAATAAAAAAAGATCAAAATTCCATGAGTTAGAAATTCAAGGTATAAAAAAATTCCAAGAATTACAAGAAGAACTTAAACAAAAAGCAGAAGAAGAAAGAGTAGAAAAAATTAGAGAAGAAGGTTCTGCATTAGAAAATCTAAAAGAAAACTATATAGAGTTTTTTGAAAACTTTAATGCTGGTAGAGAAATTGCAGATATATTTTTTAATTCATTACAATCAGTAACTAAAGGTATTGGAGATGCTGTAGCACAAACAATATTATTTGGAAAATCTTTTAAAGATACATTTGGAAATATTGCAAGAAATATATTAGCACAATTAATATCGTCTTTAGTTCAAGTTGGAGTTAATATGGTAATAAATGCAACAATAGGTAAAAAATTACAAGCGGCATCAGTTGCATCAGGTACAGCTAGTGCCGCCGCTTTATCTGCCGCTTATGCAACACCAGCCGCTTTAGCTTCACTTGCTTCATTTGGAACAAATGCTATTCCAGCACAAGCTGCTTTAATATCAACTGTTGCATTATCAAATGTTTTATCTTCTGTTAAAGGTTTTGCAAAAGGTGGTGCTGTATCAAAAGATCAACCAATTCTAGTTGGAGAAAACGGGCCAGAAATGTTTGTACCAAACTCAACAGGCCAAATAGAACAATCTGCTAGAGGAACAGATATGGGAAGAACAATATTAAATTTTAACATTACTGCAACAGATGTAAAAGGAGTTGAGGAATTACTATTAGATAACAGATCAACTATTGTAAATGTAATCAATGGAGCATTAAACGATCAAGGCAAAGAAGCATTGGTCTAATATGAAAAAGTATAAAATAACGCATAAAATAAATGCAGATTTTATTGCTGAAGTAATTGTTAATGAAGATCAAATTGATAGTTCAATTAATGATCTGAAAGAATACAAGAAACCTAATAGTAAATTTGAATATACTATGTTAAAAGGTACAGAAAACGTAACCCAAACAACTTATGAAGAAGTTAATGAAGATAACAATAAATAAAAGGTATTAATTATGAGTGGCACATATCCTACATCTCCCGTTTTTTCTTCATTAGGCTTTAACAGTACACAAGCCACTAAAATTACAACAACAGATAGTGGTAAGGTTTTTGCTACACAAATAGATGGTCAAAGGTTTAAATTTTCAGCATCATATCCACCAATGAGAAGAACTGTTTTCTCTCCAGTTATTGCTTTTATAATGCAACAAAGATCACGAAAAGAAACATTCCAAATTACTTTGCCTGACCTTAGTAATGCAAAAGGAGATGTATCTGGTATTATAAGCACAAGATCAAGTGCAAGTGCTGGGGCTACTACTGTTGATATACAGAACATAACAGGAACAATTAAAGCTGGAGATTTTATAAAGTTTAATGGTCATACAAAAGTTTATATGGTTGTATCTGATGCAACAGCAGATGGAAGTAATGAAGCAACATTGACTATCGAGCCACCTTTAAGATCAAGTGTAGCTTCTGATGAAACTATATTATACGATAATGTTCCATTTACTGTTAGACTTGCAAATGATGTTCAAGAATTTTCAACAAGTCAAAATGATATTTATAGATTTGAAGTAGATTTTATAGAGGCTTTATAATGCCCAGAGGTTTATCTACAATACTCCAAACAGAAATTGCAAAGCAATCAATTAAACCTATTGCATTAGTTCAAATTAAATTTCCAACTACACAAAGATTTACAAATCATTATAAAGATATTGAAGTATCTGAAATATGGGATGATGCTTTAGGCTTATGGGATGATAGGGCTGGTAATTGGGATAGTGGAATAACTTATCTTGCAAGTTCTCATTTATTAAGAATATCTGCAAAGTCAGAAAGTTCTACACTAAATGTAAATTCTTTTAATATAGAATTATCAGCAGTAGAAAGTACATTTACATCAATACTACTTAATAATAATGTTTCTAATGATGAAGTAGCAGTAGATATAGGCTTTATAAATGATAGCGAACAATTAATAGATGTATTTAATTATGCAAAAGGATTTATAGATAATTTTAGCATAGATACTGATAAAGGAATTATAAATATAAATTGTACTTCTCATTTTGGAGATTTTAGTAGAGTTACAGGTCGTAAAACAAACGAGGGTAGTCATGGTAGATTTTTTGAAAACGATACTGATAGTTTTGAGTTTAGTTCACAAACTATAAGAGATTTAAAGTGGGGTAGAGAATAATGGGATTTTTTAGTAGTATTTTTAAAGCTATAACAAGTATCATTACTGATGTTATTAGTTGGATAATTCCTACTCCTGATGTTCCTGACATTGGCCAAAATGAATTTGAAAAAGGTATCTTAGTTAATAAACAATCTAATAACGCATCTGTTCCTGTAGTTTATGGAACAAGATTATTAGGTGGAACAAGAACATTTATAGAAGTTGAGGGAGACACAAATCAATATTTATATATTTGTTTAGTTTTATGTGAGGGAGAAATTAGCAATATTTTAAAAGTTAAAGTTGATGATAGTGATGTAACCTTTGATGCAGACTTTCAACATGGTGTAACTGTAACATCTGATGACGAGAGATTTGGAGCAAATATAAAAGTACAACCATTCTTTGGTAAAGACGATCAAGTACAATCCAGTTTATTAAATGAAGATACAAATTGGAACAGTAGTACAAACAGAAAATTAAAAGGCATTTGTTATCTTGCTGTACGTTTAGAGTGGGATCAGGACAAGTTTTCTAGCATACCAAAAATCCAAGCAGAAGTAGAGGGTAAAAAAGTTCCTGTAATTAATTCTAATTTAACTATAACTGAAAATACATTCTCAAATAATCCTGTATTTTGTTTATTAGATTATTTAACAAATGATAAATATGGTAAAGGCATTAATTATGGAGATATTGATAGACAAAGTTTTTATGATGCCTCTGTTGTAGCAGATCAAGAAGTAACTCCTTTTAGTGGTGCAAGTAACATTCCTCAATTTAGCTTAAATGTTGTTTTAGATACAGATAATAAAATATTAGATAATGTTAAATTTATTCTAAGAGGTATGAGAGGATTTCTACCTTATTCAGAGGGTTTATACAGATTAATAATAGAAACTACAGGCACATCAGTTTTATCATTAAGCAAAGATAATATTGTTGGTGGTGTTAAATTATTAAGCGAGAAAAAGAACTCTAAATACAACAGAATTAATATTGATTATATATCGCCAGAAAAAAACTATGAGAAAGATACTTTAGTATTTCCTGAAACAGATGCAGATCATCAAACATTAAAAACAGCAGATGGTGGTTTTTTACAAGAATTAAATTTAGACTTAAATATGATTACAAACCCTTATCAAGCATTACAGTTTGGTAAAGTAGTTTTAAACAGAAGTAGAAACCAATTAACTGTTGAATGTACTGCAACCTATGAAGCTATGAATTTATCAGTAGGAGACATTGTAGATTTAACAGATGATATATTAGGCATGAGTGCTAAACCTTTTAGAGTAATTGGTTTATCTATTAACTTTGATTATACTGTTCAATTATCTTTAGTAGAGCATCAAGATTCTTGGTATGTGTTTGATGAAAAGCAAGAAGTCGCTGTTGTGCCTGATACTAATTTACCTAATCCATTTAGTGTAAGACCACCAGCAAGTATAAGTATTAGTGATGAATTAATTGCCTATAATGATGGAACAGTTATCGTTGCATTAAATATAGCTATCACACCCTCTACTGATAATTTTGTTTATGAGTATCAAGTAGAATATAAAAAATCTAGTGAATCAGATTATAAAGTTCATGCAAAAGGTTCTATATTAAATCAAAGAGTTTTAAACGTAATTGACCAACAAACTTATGACGTGAGGGTTAAGGCCATCAATAGTTTAGGAGTATCTTCTACCTATGTAACAGAAACAAATTATTTAGTTGTAGGTCAGGTTGCACCACCTTCAGATGTTGAAGAATTTTCTGTAAATATAATTGGTAAAGAGGCACACTTAGGTTGGGAGCAAATACCTGATCTCGACCTTGCATATTATCAAATTAGATACTCAACACTATTAACAGGTGCTACTTGGCAGAACTCAGTATCATTAGTAGAAAAAGTATCAAGACCAGCCACATCAATTTCAGTTCCAGCACTTAAAGGAACTTACCTTATCAAAGCATTTGATAAATTAGGTAATGCTAGTGTTAATGCTTCATCAATTAATACTAATATTGCACAAATTGGAAACTTTAATGCAGTAGTAACACAAACAGAAGACCCAACATTTAGTGGAACAAAAACTAATTGTAGTGTTGTAGATGGCACTTTAAAATTAGATAGTGTTGCCTCAGATGGTATTTATGAATTTAGTTCTGTTATTGATTTAGGTGGAATATTTACAAGTAGAGTTACAGCAGTATTAGAACAATTTTCTGCTGACCCTGATGATTTATTTGATGCTGGTAGAGGATACACAAATTTTGAAGATGTACCCACAAACATTTTATTTGATGGTGCAATACCTCAAGGTGCAAAAGCCATATTACAAATAGCAATTTCAGACGACAATGTAACATACACACCATTTAAAAACTTTGTAATAGGAGATTACACAGCACAATATTATAAATTTAGATTAATATTATCTTCAAGAGATGCTAGTTCAATTCCTGTTGTATCAGGTTGTGAAGTTGTGGTTGATATGGAAGACAGAGTGATAAGTGGAGACGATATATCAAGTGGAACAAGCACAAAATCTATTACATTTGCTAGTCCTTTTAAATCTACCACTTATGCGATTGGAATATCGGCTCAAAACATGACATCGGGAGACTTTTACGAGATAACAAACAAAACATCATCTGGCTTTGATATTGCTTTTAAAAATAGTAGTAGTACAATTATAGATAAGACATTTGACTTTATTGCGAAGGGATACTAAAAGAACTTATGGCTCAACATGATTACGTAATAGCAAACCAAACATTTCCATCATACAGGAATGACCACAATAATAGCTTATCTGCTGTTGTTTCTAAAAATAGTGGTGCATCTGAACCATCAACAACTTATGCTTATCAATGGTGGTATGATTCAACAAATGATATTTTAAAAATAAGAAATGCTGACAATGATGCTTGGATTAACTTTGCCTCATTTGATCAAAGTAATGATAATTTTTCTCTAACAGTACAAGATTTAACAGTTAATGGAACAGGGGTTATTCCATCAGGAACTAAGATGTTATTTCAACAAACATCTGCACCAACAGGATTTACTAAATTAACTACAGAAAATAACAAAGCATTAAGAGTAGTAAGTGGAACAGCATCTACAGGTGGAACAAACTCTTTCACAAATGCTTTTAATTCTTCAAAAACTGTAAGTGGTACAACAGGAACATCATCAGTTACTATTTCAGGTGCAACTGCATCTCATACTTTAACAACAAGTGAGATACCAGCACACACTCACTATATAGGAAATAAAGATAATAATTTTCCTAATAGTTTATTCAGTAACCCAGATTTTACAGTTACAGTAAATAGTAATGGTGGTGCTGGAAATAACGACTACACTATGTTCGCTAGTAATAATAACACAACTAATTTAGCTGGTAAATCTAGTTCTGCTGGTGGAAGTTCAGGTCACACTCACAATATTAGTGTTACATCTGGAAGCCACTCACATTCATTTAGTGATAGTTTTAATTTAGATGTTCAATATGTAGATTTAATTATAGCAGAAAAAGATTAATGAAATTAGAGATTAAAGATAATTGTCCGTTAAACAATTTTAAACCTTGTAAAAAATTTGATTGTAATTGGTTTATACAAGTAAGAGGAACAAATCCTCAAACTGGAAAAGAACAAGACGAATATGGTTGTGCTATTTCTTATCTTCCTTTATTAATGATAGAAAATTCACAACAAACAAGACAAACAGGCTCGGCCATAGAAAGTTTTAGAAATGAAATGGTACAAGCAAATTTGAACTCTATGAAAGTATTATTAGGTAATAAAGTAATGCAAAAAGTAGAAAAAAAGGATAATATATAAAAATGGCACAAGATGGAACAACTGCTGGTGGGTCTAGTTATACTATAGATAATGTTACGTTTCCTGTTGGAAGAACGAAACTGCAATCTATATTTGATGCTATTCGTAGTACTAATATAGGAAATACTGCACCTGATCTTGTTGCTGGACAATTTTGGATTGACAATAATACACCCTCAACAACTGTTTGGACATTATACTTATATGACGGAACAGATAATATTTCTTTTGCAACAATAGATACAATTAATAACACAGTTAATTTTTTAGATAGTACCTTTGATTTAATAAATGATACAACACCACAACTAGGTGGAAACCTAGACCTAAACTCAAACGATATTACAGGAACTGGTAATATTAATATTACAGGAAGTATAACTTCTAATGGTGTTAATACATCAAGTTTTAATAGTGTGGATATTTCTGGTGAATTAAATTTGAATGCAACTGGAACTAATATTATTGATTTTGCAGGAACTGATACTAATGTTAGATGGTTAAATAGTAGTCCAGTTTTTGAAAGTGTTTTTACTGCAACAAGAAATGGTGAAATTAGTCTTAAATATAATGGTGCTGAAAAACTAGCTACTACATCTTCTGGTATAGATGTTACAGGAACAGCAGTTACAGATGGATTAACTGTTGCTGGTAATGTTAGTGTAGATGGTGGCACAATCAAACTAGATGGTAATTATCCTGTAGGTGCTGATAACGTAGCTTTGGGAGACACTGCTTTAGATTCAAATGTAGGTGGTGGTTATAATACAGCTATAGGTTCAAAAGCATTAACAGCAAATACAACTTATTGGAATACTGCTGTAGGTTTTGAGGCTTTATGTGATACTACATCTGGTGCAACAAACACAGCTGTTGGTGCAAGAGCCATGTGTGATAATACAACAGGTGGAAATAATGTTTCTGTAGGCTATAGTTCAATGTCTAAAAATACAACAGGTGGAGACAATACTGCTATTGGTCAAGGTTCTTTAATATCTAATACGACAGCTTCAAACAACACCGCTGTTGGTAAATCGTCTTTATCAGCTAATACGACAGGTCAATACAATATTGCTATAGGTACCTCTGCATTATGTGCAAACACTACAGCTTCTAATAATATAGCTATTGGAGTAAACTCACTTTGTTCTAATACTACAGCAAGATTTAATGTTGCTTTAGGTGACGTAACACTAAGAGATAATACAGGTGGTCAATATAACACAGCTATTGGTTATTCGGCTTTATGTTCCAACACAACAGCTTCCAACAACACAGCATTAGGTTATTTATCACTTACTGCTAATACGACAGGTCTTTATAATGTTGCAATAGGTGCTTGTGCTTTAAAAGCCAATACAACAACTAACTGTAATGTAGCAATAGGTTTTGAAGCACTAGAAAACATGGAGGGTGCTGATAACGTAGCTATAGGTTTTCAAACTATGGATATTGGTACAACTGGTAATTATAATGTTGGAGTTGGAAAACAAACATTAAGAAATAATACTGCTAATGGCAATACAGCTATTGGTCAACAAGCACTTTGTTCTAATACGACAGGTGCTAGTAACGTAGCTTTAGGTTGTTTTTCACAACTTGGTAATACAACAGGTTCAAATAACACAGGAGTGGGTTCTCAATCTTTAAGATGTAACACAACAGGTACTAATAATATAGCATTAGGAGCAAGTGCTTTAAGAAACAACACCACTGCTTCCAATAACACAGCAGTAGGTTTATGTTCACTTTATGCTAATACGACAGGTACAGGTCTTGTTGCAGTAGGTTGTGGTGCTTTACAATCTAATACGACAGCAAATAATAATACAGCAATTGGTTATCAAGCTATGAGATTAACTACTACAGGTGGTGCTAATACATCAGTTGGTCACTGCTCAATGTGCACTAACACAACAGGTAGTGCTATTGCAAGTTTTGGTAATGAATCTTTATTTTCTAATACGACAGGTACTCAAAATACAGCTTTAGGATTTAGAAGTTTACGTTCTAATACAACAGCAGATAACAATACAGCAGTGGGTTTCTGTTCACTTTATGCTAATACAACAGGTACTAGTAATACTGCAGTTGGTTTTGCTTCTTTAGATGCTAACACTACTGGCGTATTACTAACTGCAGTTGGCTCATCTGCTCTTAGTACGAACACAACAGGCAATGGAAACACTGCGGTTGGCTCATCTGCTCTTGGTGCAAACACAACAGGAACAGACAACACTGCCGTTGGCAGTTACTATACTACTCAAGCACCATTACGTTATAACACTACTGGTAACTACAATACAGCTTTAGGTGGAGGGTCATTATCTTTTAACACCACAGCATCAAACAACACCGCAGTGGGTTATCAATCACTTTTTACTAATACGACAGGAACTAGAAATGTTGCAGTTGGCTATTTAACACTTACTAATAATGTAACTGGTGGAAATAATACGGCACTAGGATTTTGTGCTGGAACAAGTAATACTGGAACTGCTAATACAGCTATAGGAGATTCAGCACTTAGATTAAATACAGCAAATGATAATACTGCTGTTGGTAACAGAGCATTGTATTCAAATACAACAGGAACATTAAATACTTCTATAGGTTACCAAGCCTTATGTGCTAATACCACAGCAGATAGCAACACAGCAGTTGGTTATCGGTCTTTATGTGCTAATACGACAGGAACTTCTAATGTAGCAGTAGGTTGTGGTGCTTTAAAATTAAACACAACAGCATCACAAAATACAGCAGTAGGTTTGGATGCTTTAAGAGATACTACAACAGGTTGTAGAAACACAGCAATGGGTTATAATAGTTTAGTTCTCAACACAACAGGTATATGTAATGTTTCAATTGGTAGAACTACTTTAGATGCTAATACAACAGGAGATTTTAATACAGCAGTTGGTAATAGTGCTTTAAGTGCTAACACAACAGCATCTAATAACACAGCAGTAGGTTATAATTCACTTTGTGCTAATACGACAGGTGCTGATAACACAGCAGTAGGTCTTAGTGCTTTAAAAGTTAACACAACAGGTGTAAGAAATGTAGCATTAGGTGTAAATGCTTTAGATGCCAACACAACAGCAAATGATAATACAGCAGTAGGTACTTCATCTTTATCAGCTAACACAACAGGTATATATAATACTGCAGTAGGTGCTGGTGGCCCATTAGGTAATGTTACAACAGGTAATAATAATACATCAATAGGTTATAGTTCTGGTTCAACAATAACCACAGGTTCAAACCTAACTCTATTAGGTTTTAACGCAGAACCATCATCTGCAACAGCTACCAATGAAGTTACTTTAGGCGATACAAACGTAACCCTTGTAAGAAATCAAGGAAGTATATTATTTCCACAATCAGGCAGAGGAATTTATTTAGGTGTAACAACTGCTACAGCTTCTAACTTATTAGACGATTACGAAGAAGGAACTTGGACACCTGCTTTAAGTTCTTATGGTGGAACACCTACTATAGCTAATACTGTATATACAAAAGTGGGAAGATTAGTTATGGCTTCAGCAACTATCCTTTTAGATGGAACAAGTGATGCAGATGCTTTTAGAATAACTGGACTTCCTTTTACTTGTCAAGATACAACAAATTCAGTTTTTGGTGGAATTATATCTATTAGTAATAGTACGTTAGAAAGAATTAACATAATTGTAACAAGAAATAGTACAGAAGCAGATTTATATAAATCTAGCGGTACTTTATTAACATATAATTCATTTGGAAATGATAAATACATTAGATTTAGTCTAGTTTATCAAACAAATTAACAACAAAGGAGACAAACTATGGCAATAACTAAAGAGACACAGATTGGTAAAATCGAAGTGGTCGGAAAATACAAATCAGTTCAAGTGAGAACAGATACTGTAGTTATGGAAGATGGCGAAGAATTATCAAGAAAGTATCATAGACATGCTTTGATGCCAGATGCAGTTATAACTGGAGAACATGCAGATGTTCAAGCAGTATGTAACGCAGTCTGGACACAAGATGTTAAAGATGCTTATGCAACTTTTAAAGCTAGTCAAGAAAACGACATATAGTATTTTATGAATACATATGTAGTAGAGGGTGGCATAGGAAAATGCACAGCTTTTACCTCTTTAATCCCAAAGCTAAAACAAAAATCCGAAGTACAAATATATACACCATATATTCAATGCTTTGCAAATAACCCAGATGTAAAATTAGTTCTTGAACAATCCTTGCCAATCCAAGACCCAAGAATTATGGCATCTGAAAATATTTATTATAGTGAACCTTACAAATCTAATTTTCAGTTTGGTAAGCAACACATAATAGAAAGCTATTGTAATTTGCATGATGTAGAGTTTGATGTAAATATGAAACCTAAACTTTACACAGAACACTTAAAAGAAAATGTTAAGAAGTGGTTAGACAAAAATAATATTGAAAAATATATTCTTGTTCAATTTTCTGGTGGTCAATCTCCATTAACTTATGATGGAAATTATAATAACATTAACCCAAACAGAAACTATCAACCATTCTTAGCACAGCAAGTTATCAATATGCTAAAAGAAGAATATAAAGATGCAACAATTATTGATTGTACTTTACCTAATGAACCAGCATATATGAATACAATTAAATGTGATTTGCATTGGTCAGAAGTACATGAGTTAATGAAAGATGCTATGGGTTTTGTAAGCATAGATAGTTGCTTAAATCATTTCTCAGCATCAGCAGAAAAGCATGGAGTAGTCATTTGGGGTTCTACAAGGTGGACACAGTTTGGTTATTCTCACAATAAAAACTTACAATTCCACATGAAAGATAAGTGGAAAGAAGAAAAATTCATTGATAGTGACCCTAGAAACAACATGGTTGAACCTAAATTAATTATTGATGAATACAAAAAACTTGATAAAACTAAACAAGTTGCGTGTGCAACAGAATAGGAGACAATTATGAGCGAAGAAACAAGAAATGCAGAACAATTAGCACAAGACTATACAGCTATGGGACATTCTGTAGATTTAATTAATGCTATCATTGATGGAACGCAGATGGCAGATGAATCTACTGAAGATAAACAAGATGCTGTAAGAAGAAACAAAGAACATCTTGAGTTAATGGTTGCTAAAGAAGATTGGGGAAGTGAAGATATGACTTCTGTAAATTCAGCAATCGCATCAGCTACAACATATTTAGGATAATTTATGATTACTGTAGATGGTAAAGAATATAACAAGGAAGAAATGTCAAACGAACAAGTAGCAATTGTTGGCAAACTTGCAAATATTCAACAATCAAAAAACAATCTTCTTTCACAAATTCAAGATTTAGATATTTTAGCAGAAGTTTGGGTTAATAAATTCAAAGAAGCTAAACCTAAAGAAGAAGAAAAAAAAGAAGAAGAAGCTAAATAAATGTTATGATGTTCTATGAACAAATTCTTAAATATACTTAAACATTGGAAGACTAACTTATGGAAGAAATCAAAGAACGAATTAAACAACATGAAGGGTATCGGGATACTGTGTATTCCGATAGTCTGGGTTTCGCTACTATTGGCTATGGTCATCTTGTATTACCCTCTGATAATTTTGTTGAGGGTATTACTTACGATAAAGAAACTCTTGAAGAAGTTTTTGATAATGATTTTAAAATAGCATTAGATTCAGCTAGAGAATTATTAAGAGATATAGAACATAATCATATTATATTTGGTGTTATTGTTGAGATGTGTTTCC